CTAAAAAGACAGGGATTAATTCTTATAAAATGAGAAGTGGCAATTTAGTAGATGATGATTGGAATAAAATTGCAGAAGGAATTGGAGAATTATCAAGTTTGCCAATAAGAATAATAACAAAGGCATTTAATATACAACAAATAGAAAAAACGATAAGAAAATTAAAAAACAAAAATGAATTAGATTTAGTTGTAATAGATTATATACAATTAATAAAAAATCAAGGTAATTTTAGTAGTAGAGAGCAACAAGTAGCAGATATATCAAGGACATTGAAATTGTTAACATTAGAACTTAATATACCAATAATAGCACTTTGTCAATTAAACAGAAATGCAAATAAAACAGAACCAACATTAGCAGATTTAAGAGAAAGTGGAAGTATAGAACAAGATGCCGATAATGTATTTTTCTTATATCAAGAGAAAGAACAAGATACACAAATAGTTGATATAGTTTTAAAAATAGCAAAGCAAAGAAATGGAGAAATAGGAAAAGTATATTTAAAGTTTAATAAGCCTAAAAGTGAATTTGTTGGACAAGTGAGGTGGTAATATGGAAGAAATAAATCAAGAACAATTATTAAAATTAAATGAAGTAGAAAGATGTAAAATATTAAAGTTGATTATTCTAGGAAAAATAAAATATATAGGAGGCAAATAATGAACGATGACATAGTTAAAATGTTTGATACAAACGAATTAAACAGATTACAAAGATGTGCTAAAAACAAAGATAAGAATGAAATAAGAAAATGGGGACAAGATTTTGAACATAGAGTAAATGAAAAATACTATGAATTATATAAAAAACAATATGTAATATGGTTAGAAGAAATATTTAAGGATCTAGATATAGCTTTAATGTATACATTGCATTTTAATGAATATACAAAATTTGGAAATAAAAGATTAAAAAGTGTGATGGATGATCTAGGAGAATCTTTAAGAGGATTTTATAAAGGAGAATTTAAACGAGAGGAATATAAAAAAATGTTAAAAGATGATGGAATAAAATTAATGGAGGAAGCAAATGACTAATTATTTTAAAGTATATCTAACAAGTACAAAAGGCAGACAATGTGTAGTAGCAAAGAATAAAGCAGGAGTAATAAACGTGCTTAATAATGCAATAAAAGAACATTATTTAAGTTATTTAATAATTAAATGTATAGAAGGAAATACAGATATACCAATAGCAAGAGGAAACCTGTATAAAGAATGTAAAGTAAAATATGTAGATGGACTAGATACAGATTGGCGAATAGTAGGAAATATGGTAGTAAATTGGGATAAATATAAAGAAGCAAAGGAAGGAGAAGAAAGATGAATGAAATAAAATTTCATAAATCAGAGGTATATACTTTAATGGCAAGAGGTTGGAATGAAAGATTTTTAAAAAAGTATAACGGATATGATTTTGTATATAAAGGAATTATATTTGAAGTATTTAAAAATGATTGGGAAGAATGGCAATTAAATTGGTGTGGAGCTATGATAACAAGTTATAAAACATTGAAAGAATTAAAAGAAGATTTTTTTAGGAATGAAAAAATAAAAGAACTTGTTGATAATATAAAGAATTTCAAAATAGAACCAAATCCTGATTATGTAAGATTAATTAATGAGGTGTAACAATGAAAAAATACAATTTATTTTATAAAACAAAAGACAGAGTAGTAGAGAAAAAGAATATCTCAGGAGAAGAAGTATATGACTTTATGAAAGGATTACAGAAAGAAGATGAAAGTGAATTGCGAGTTATTCAGGTAAAAGATAGAGATGAGGAGGAAGAAAGATGAGCAAAATAGCAAAAACTTGTGAAAATTGTACGCATTGTATGTATTTAGAACATGGAGATATGTATTGCGAAGAGCATGATGATTTTGCCTTTGTTTATGATGAATTTTGCCCAACAGATGATTATATGTGGTGTGGAGGAAAGAAGTTTGAAGAAAGGTAATACAATGAAATATCCAAAATTAAGAGGAGTATGTAAAGACTGCTTAGGTTGTCAAAGATTAGAAAACCCTAATTTTGTTGGAGTTTATAAATGTAAATGGAATGAAAAAGTTGAGTGGAAACAGGAAAGGATAAAGATATGAATGTAGGAAATAATGCAAGACCAAGATATATATGCGATAAATGTAAGAATGAAATAATCTTTAAATATCGTAAAGGTTTTGAAGTACATAAATATTCAAAATGGCAAAATAGTTGTAATGTAAAAGATTTTGATTTATGTAGCAGTTGTGAAAGAAAGCTAAGAGAATGGCTGAATACTAGAGAAATACCTACAATGAAAGAAATAATAGGTGAATTTCCACAATACGAGGAGGAAATATGGAAAACAAAGTAATAGCTAAAGAAACTATAAATAAAATAGAAATATGGAAAGACATCAAAGATTATGAAGGATTATACCAAGTAAGTAATTTAGGAAATGTAAGAAGTTTAGATAAAATAATATATCAAAAAAATAAGTCAGGTAAAAATCAAAAACACATTTACAAAGGGAAAAAATTAAAAAAACAACAACAAAGAAATGGATATGAAGTTGTTAATTTATATAAAAATGCTAAAATGACAAAAAAATTAGTACACAGACTTGTTGCAACAGCATTTATAGAAAATAAATCAGATAGACATTTTATTAATCATAAAGACAACAATAAAACAAACAATAATGTAACAAATCTGGAATGGTGTTCTCAAAGTGAAAATGTAATATATGCCTATACAAATGGAGTAAAAATTCCACCTAATATGCGAAAGGTTAAAAGGCTAGATAAAGAAGGCATATTTATTGATATGTTTGAGTCTATTCAAAAAGCAGAAAGATTTACAAATGTAAAAGCAACTAATATTAGTAAATGTTGTAGAAAATTAAGGAAAACCGCAGGAGGATATAAATGGGAATATGTAAGTTAGAGATACCATATAAATTTCCTAGTTTTAATCAATATGTTAACGAATGTAGGAAAAATAAATTTGCAGGTGGAAAAATGAAAAGGCAAATTGAAAATGATATTATGTATTTTATAAATAGACTACCAGAATTTAATAAACCAATAATAATAAATTTTACATGGATAGAAAACACTAAAAGAAGAGATTTGGATAATGTGTGTTATGCTAAAAAGTTTATTTTAGATGCAATGGTAAAAGCAGGTAAGTTAAAAGATGATAATAGAAATTGTGTAAGTGGATTCAATGATACATTCGAGTATGCTAAAGAAAGCAAAGTTATTTTAGAGATAAAGGAAGTGTAATAATGTTATTAAAAGTAAATTTACAAACTAATTTAAAAAGTATGTATGAATGTGACAGATGTGGAAGAGTGGTAGACGTAAAACATAAAATTACTATATATTCTCAAAAATACTTATGTAATTCTAAAAAGTATTGTGATTTATGTGAGAAATGTTTTAGAGCATTAGATAGAGGTATAAAGAAAGGAAAGAAAAATGAAAATAGATGAAGCACTAGAAGAATTTGATTTTTTTAATGAAGGAGATTATATAACAAGAGAAATGTCAATTGCTAAAGATGTGGTTTTACAAGAGTTAGAAAATACTAAGGCAGATTTATATGAATCCAATAAAAGAATAGCTGATTTGCTACTTATATTAGGAGATAGAGATAGAATTATAGATTTAATGGCAGAACAATTAACAACACCTATTCACGATAAAGAATGGGTTATAAAATATTATGAAAGGGAGAGTAAAAATGCAAAAGATTGATTATAAAGAATTAGCAAAAAGAGAAGTTATAAAAGCAATAAAAAGATTTAGAAAAAAGTTTATATTAGAAATGGACTTATTAAGTGGAGAAGAAAAGCGAAGAATTGTAGAAGAAATAGACAAAATTATATTTGAAATAAGAGAAGAACCATACAAGAAAAGAGCAGAATATTTACAACAAAAAATAGATAGTATATGCAGTTTAGAAGATTGCAATGAAGAATTTGAATTGTGAGGTGAAGTGAAATAATGTTGAGTGAGGAAGAAAAGAAAGAATACGAAGAATTAAAAAGCTTATTATATACAGGAACAATATCACAATATGGAAAAAGAAAGTTAACTGATCTAATCGAAAAACAATTCAAAAAAATCGAAGAATTAAAAGAAGGATATAAAATACAAGAACATAATTATCAAGTAGCAATGGAAGAAATAGAACAAAGATGGGAAGACAAAATAAAAGCAAAAATAGAGGGAGTACATTATAAAATGATAGCACATCAAGATGTAAGAGAAGCAGTAAAACAAGTATTAAATTCACTTTTAGAAAAGGAGCAATAATATGGGTGGTTGGATTTATACACAAGTAAACAAGTGTCCTAGTTGTGGATATGAAGGACGAATATGTAAAGAACCTGAAATTTTAGGTGGTAGATATTTTATAAATTGTATGAATCATGGTTGTCCTGATTTCTTTTATATGCCAAGTAAGAAATTAGGTGTAGCTATTGTTAATTGGAATAGACATACAAAAGGTCGAACAGATTTTATTAGTGATTTAGATATAGACTTAATGAAAGATAAAATTTATAAGAGCTTTTAGAAAAGGAGTAGATATATGAATAAGAAAGATATAAAAATTGGAGATATATTATATTGGAATACTACAGGGGCATTTAACTGCAAAATATCTTTGGAATGTAAAGTAATAGATATAGGTAAATGGATTTGGATATTAGCAAATGGTAATTTAGCTTATAACAACTTATTACCAAGCCAATTAAGCAAAGAGCCTTTAAATGAAGTTACAAATAGGAGGACCAATTATGTATAGTTTAGTAAATAATTATATTGAAAATTTATGTATGATATATGGAACATATCTTTATAACATTAAGAATCCAGAGTTTATAAAAATAAATACAGGTTATTTTACAGGAATGTAGAAAAGGAGTAGATATATGGAAGAGAGAAAAATAATAGAAATATATGTTACAGAAGATAAAAAAGATGGAACAACAAGTTTTAACTTTAAAAGTTTAGAAGATACAGCAGAAGCAAATTATATGATGAAACTACTAACAGATATTTTTGCAGCAATATATAAAGGCAAGGAAACAGAGGCAGAGGAGGACTAATCTATGGAAAATGAAATAAAAGATGATGAATATATAAGAACTGATATAGGTAAAATCGACAAAGTAATAAATGCTAATTATTATATGCCACAATACATAGAATGCGAAAAAAACTTAATATTCAAGAAAGATATAGTCAAACATTCTAGTAATCTAATAGACCTAATTGAATGTGGAGACTATGTAAATGGATATATTGTAAGAAGAACTTATTTAGATGGAGAAACGCATTATATAAAATTAGGAGAACAAATAACAGGAAATAGAACTTATACTGATGATATAAAATCAATAGTTACTAAAGAAATGATGGAATCTATAAGTTATAAAGTAACAAAAATGTGATAAAATTACAAACTTTTATATAAAAAATGAGATAAATTCTCAAAAAACGATACAAAATGTATCAAAAATAAAAAAGTTATGGGAAAAATGTGATAAAACATATAAAAAGTTATTAGAAAAATGTGAAAGGAAAAAATAAAATGAAAGAAGAAATAAGAAGTATTGGACTTATAGCAATTGTTATATTTTTATTTGGAATAATAATTGGCTTCACATTTATGTATCAGCTTAGAGTTCAAGCTGAAAAAAGATGCGAAGTATTACAAGAAGAAGTTAATTTATTAAAAGAAGTTATAGTAAAAGAAAAGTAGAAAGGAAGGATTAAAGATGGAAGTTAATATAACAGGACAAGGAAATGAAAATCAATTATTAACAATGTTAGCTTGGATTGAATGGTGTGGAAATGTTGGACATACTCCTAAATATTTAAAAGTATATATTGATGGAGATGGATCAACAAGATTAAGATTTAATTTTAAAGATAAAGAACATCAAGAAAAATATGAACAGATAAGAAAAAATATAACAAATGAATGGAATCATCATGGAAAAGATATTGAATATGTGGAGCTGTAATATACAGCAGTTAGGAGGAAGAATGAGTAGAGAAATAAAATTTAGAGCTTATGATAAACATACAAAAATAATGCTACCAGTTGTAGATGTAATAAAGTTTACTAAAAGCGAATCTATAAATATAATGAGAGATGGAGCTTATGGAGTAGGAATAACTGTACCATATCAGCCACATATAGAACTTATGCAATTTACAGGACTACACGATAAAAACGGAAAAGAAATTTATGAGGGAGATATAGTAAAAGTTGAAAAAGTAGATTTAGCTCAAATAATATGGGATGAAGACAGAATGGCTTGGGGAATAAAACCTATAAATGATTTTTACTTTGATAGTCCATTATTAGCAGATAATACAGATTTAGAATTAGAGGTAATAGGAAATATCTACGAAAACAGCAATTTATTGAAAGGAGCTGATAATATTGAGTAAAGCAGATGAGATATTTGACTTGGAAGGATTTAATAAAACATATTATACAAGACAAGGGACATTAACAACAAAAGAAATTGCTGAAGTTATAGTCTATGAATATTATAATTTAGAAAATGAACTTGAAACTCAAATAGAATTTTATATTTTTGATGAAGAAATAGGAATACAAGGATTAATTACAAAACATTTGTGGAAAGCTATAAATCTCAAAGTAAAAGAGCTTCGGCTGGATAGGAGGAGAAGATGAATAAAAAGATAAAAGTAATTGATTTAATAGATAAAAAATATCATAATTTAGAATTACCAAAACATATAAGAATAAATAAACTTGAATATTTTTATAATGAAAATAGAAAAACTTATGATAGTGAATATGGTGAGCAGATGAGTTTTGATTTTACAGATAATGTATTAAATATGGAAGTTGAAATATTAGAAGATAATACAGAAGAGATAGAAGAATTACTTACAATAGAAGATTATGAATGTGATAAAACTGATATTAGATTAAATAGGGATAAAATCAATGAAATTATAAGATATATCAAAAGAAAGGATAAAAGCAATGATAACTAAAAAACACTTTGTAAATATAATAAGCCACTTAAAAGAAGTAAATGATTTTGTAAATGAAACAAATGAAAGAGCAAAGAGATTACACGATAGTATAATATCAGACTTCTTTAATGCAAGTAGTTTATCAATATCTTTTGAAGATGATTTAGTAAATGTGCTAGAGGATATGTTTAATACTAATTTAATAGGCTGGTGGCTATATGAATTAGACTATGGAAAGAAGTTTGAAATAGGATATTTAGAAGAAGAAAATGGAGACAAGCCTGATTTAAGTACAGCAGAAAAGTTATATGATTATTTAGTAGAAAATTTAAAGGAGGACAAGTAAATGGATATATTAGATATAGCATTGGCATTATTAATAGCAATGCCTGCAATAGCTTTAATAGGATTTATTATTATAGTAATTATATCACAATTAAAAGGAGAGTAACAAATGAAGATGTGTAAGAATTGTGCAAAGCAATACTTCTGTAATAAAGAAAAATGTAATTTTAAGAGTTGGATATACACAAAGAACTATGGAGAGGTAAAATACATCAAAGAAAAGGCATAATATTTTTAAAAGGAGAAAAAATGTTATGGTTTATGAAAAAGACAAAATAAGACGTTTAATAGAATACAAAGATAAAATTACTCAATCACAAATTAAAAATGACTTAGAATGGATTGTCGCAAGTTATAACGAGTATTTTGTTAATAGTAAAGACTATGAAATACAAAGTAAACAATATAAAACTATATTAAATAAATACTATGTTGTAGAAGATGAAAAAGCAAGTTTAAAAGAAGAATTATGTTTAATAAAACGAAAATACAAGGTATTAAAACAGAGTTGCGAGAAATCAAAAGATGTGATATAATACGTGTAGGTTGGAGGAATGAATATGAAAAGTTACATAGCCGACAACATAATGAGAGAATACAAAAAAGAAAAAAGAGTAAAAGCAAATAAAGAAAGAGCAGAATTTGAATTATTTAAAAGGAAAGTATGTGCGGATTGTAAAAATAGAAGTACAAACTTATGTCATGTAGTAAGGAACATAAATGGTGATTTACAATGTGTTTTTAAAGAATAGAAATATGTAGTGGCGGAATAGACACGAAGCTTCATGCGAGTAGTGGTAAAACAATATAAGCAACAGGGGATTGTAATTGTGCAGTCGGTTTATATTGTAATAGTAGACGCTCTCAAAAACCAACAGAGTGAGAT